GTTCGAGAGATGAACTACAGGGGTTCGTTATATGAACTACCGTAGTTCGTCAGATGAACTGGAACTATACCTAATAACTAAACCTATTAACTATACCTATAGAACTATTTGTTTGTGTTATTAAGTATATCAGTAAAAATATTGTTAAATAATTTGTAGTATAACCCAAAATGTGATATCATAGTAGTATGGACAAAGAAGAAAGAATAAAGTATCCGTGCAAAATTAGTGATTTAACTATTTACACAGATATGAAGATGTTTCTAGTAGCACTAGAGCAGGCAGGTGTTCCGTATAAAGATTTATACTGGTGCATTTTGAACGATAAGAATAAGAAGTTGTTTGCTTTGTATTCAACTTGGCATTACGCTGGGAGACCATACGATGGCGAGGAACGATGGGAAGAGTTTAAATCTTTAGACTTTAGCTTTATTGGGGATATTACAGTCTAATTTGTAATTTATTGCATTCCGTGATATAGTTAAAGGAGTATTGGTAATAGCGATATTACAGGTGCTCAATTAAAGTTAGCAATAGTGGTGGGGCAACTCATCACTTTTGCTTTTAGTAGAAGAAATAGGAGAAACAAGTGTCTGACGATATTAACAGTCCTTATGAGGACGATTTAGAACAAGCCCAAACTTCACTAAGAATAGTGGAAGGTGGCAAAGATAAAACACCAGTTCTTTCAACAATGGAAGAGCTTATTGAAGAAGGCAAAGTAGGTGTTACTTGGAACGAATTTTTAGAAATTGTTCAATGGCTTTCAATACGATATACAAAAGGTGATGATACACCTAGTGAATGGACAGATATACAGCTAAAGGCTATGTATTCAGATTTACAATACTGGACATTCAAGGATATTCAGTCTGCAGTTATTAAGTTGCACAACGAAGGTTCTTATTCAGCACCAAACAGTTCACAGATTATTGGCAAGATTAATAAGCTTGGCTATAAAGAAGTTTTATCGCAGCAAAAGATTAAACAAATTGCTCGTGGTGAAGTAGGCGAATGCAAGGCAGGAGGCGAACACGAGTGGTTTGAGCTAGGTTGGCTTCATAATGAGTACGGAGACCCGGAATTTTATGTCGCTTGTAATAAGGCTGTTTCTGTTGAAGCTAAGGCATGTGGAGCAGAAAAAGTAATTCCAGCACCAGAACACCAAGAGTTTTCTAAACCAGAGCCAATGTGGCTTGAAAAATTTGTAGAAACTGCAAAACAGATGAAAATTCCAGACCATAGGATTGATTGGATGTTGTCTAACGCTAGACCTCATCTCAGAACTTATGCTGAACATATTGAGAAGTATGGTGAGCCAAAAGAAAAAGCTGTACAAGGGGAGATAGAGTAATGTTATACAAACAACATATCATAGACGAATATTACGAAAGTAAAGCCCAAGAAGTCAGAGAAGCTATTGGTTTCTATTGGGCAACAAGAACAAGAGACAATATTAAAAATATTGGCGACTCATTTATCAGAAGCTTAGATGTTATTCAAGAGATTGACCCAGAAACTGGAGATTTCTTTGAAGCTGAAAAAGATGATACTGAATTATGTTCACAAGACTTTATGGATTATATGGATGTAGCTATGTTCAATGCAATCAGTGAATGCAGTGTTGAAGAAAATGCTAAAGGTGATTACAAAGAAGATTGGACAACAAAAGAATTACAGAAGTTAACTTTTAATCTTCTAGACAATAATTTTGCTAAGTATAGGAAATTAACAGTTGAAGAGAAAAAGAACTATGTACGCCAGACTTTGTGGAATTACGATGACTATAAAGAAAGTTTTCAGTTTTCTTTAAAGAAGTTCACTAACGAGCTTATTCAGAAGTTCATGATTGTTGATTATGATGAACAAGAATATGATGAAGAGCCTAGTGAGTTTAACTGTACCATCAAAGATGTTTATACACTTATTGTTGACTTCCAAAAAGCAAATGAAGGAATGCCGACAAAAAGAGAAGATGCTGAAAATCACTCAGAGGAAAGCTTAGACTTAATTTCTAAAGCAATGTTCTCTGAAGATTTTATAGATTACGTTGTGAATTATATCTTCAATGATGTAAAATAAGATTTCTCGAACAATCGAGAAAAATATATAAGATGGACACTTGTATATTAAGGAATATTGTCCGGAAAGGTTAAACTTACCAAGAGGAAACTCGAAGATTGTTTAATTGAAGCCGACAGACATATCTTAAAATATCACAGTTGCGAGACAGTGTTGGGGGGTCACTCCCCCCATATTCCACTAGGGAGCCGGAAGTATAACTAAATGTTGTATAGGGATACAAAAATACTAAATGTAGTGATTAAGTATAAGTTATAACAAATAGGCTCCCTTTTTTTTACGCCCTTGTTGGGAAGGTCCCAACTCGTAATAGCATTATTTGAATAATGATACAACTAGTTGCGTGGCGTAAACAACGACGAGCAAACGAGAGGGTATAATAGGATAGTCGGCTGTAGACTCGCAAGAGTTTACACTTTTGTCCGATACCCTCCCATCGTCGACTCTCTTCGGAGAGTCGTATTCAAAATGGCTCAAAAAAAATTTCTTTTATGATTTGCAATTAAATTCAATCTATGGTATAATGGATTATAACGAAAACGAAAGGAATAAAATGAACGATAAAAAAGAATTCATTTACGAAATAATAAAAATAACTAGAGGATTAGATGTTCATCCTTACCACACATTTGAAGTTGTGGGTGCAGACAGCATTGAGCTAGATGTATTCGGATACGCTAATCCTACTGAAGTATTCACAAAGTGGGCTACCAAAGCTCAAAGAGAATACGGTAAAGTACATAAAACAGATGCCAGAGATAGTTATATCTTTAGGTATCCCATTATTGAACAACAACGAGAGGAGGAAGAATAATGGCAAAGTGTAGTGTTAGCTGGTGCAATGGTACCGGTACATGGCGTTACAGAGGTGATAGGGTCACCAAACTTGGACAGGCAAGTCACAAGAATGGTTTCGCTGTAGGTGCACACGAATTCTACAAAACTTACTTTTGGATTTGTGCAAATCACCATAATGGTAATTTCAGTGATTATTCTGATGATAAGAACTATAAAAAGTGGAGAAAGCAATCAAGTATTGCTATTGACATTTACCGTGCAAACTGGGGAAATAATTAATCCCCAGTACTTGCTTTTTTAAATAAGGTATGATATAATAGATTATGATGAAAAAAGGAGAACTTATGCAAAAAATTATGCACAGGATTTATACAGTATGTTTAGTAATACTAGAAAAAGTAGATGCTAGAAATACAGCTTTTAAAAGAGTAACTCATAAAGTTACTAGAAAAGTATACGACAAAGCTTTTTACGCTGCATTTGGCGTAAGTGCTTACGATTATGATTACGATTGGAGCCAAAAGTGGTAGAGAAATTTTTATTTAAATCTATTGGGAAACTAATAGGTGGTAAGTATTGGTTTAGCGATAGCCATTTACCATATTCTTTTTGGGTCATCATTGATGGTAAAAGAGAATACTTTCAATTTAGATTTCAATGGTTTAAGAAACTTATGTTCTTTTGGGCTTTAAAATCTAAAAATATAGAAGCTGGTGGTGGTTCTATCACTTACTCTAATAAAGTTTGGAGAGCTTGGAAGCTAAGACATAACATTCTTTATAGACTTCACTACAAGTGGGATAGACCTTACGGTATGGGTATTCACGCAGAAATACCTTACAGATGGACTATTAATCTTAAGTTTAAAGATAAAGTCACATACAAGAGAGAAGAGGCTGTCAATAATGCTGTAGGATGGTTTGTATGAGAGAGTTTACAATACATTTTACAATTTCTGATATGGATGTCTTTCCGTGTGAGTATGATGATGAAGATGCTGTTGATTGGGCTAGAGAGAGAGTTCATGAAAAGCTTAAAAAAGACGGAGTCAATGCTTATGATTTCGTATGTACAGTTAAGGAAAAAGTGGTGGAGGAAGAGGAATAATGGCAATGAAAAGACTACAAGCAATAATAAATGTTTCCGGTATATGGAATATGGAGTTTGACGAAGACAAATGGTCAGAACACACAGACCAAGATTTGGTTGAGAGTTTTTTCATCAATCACGTATCTGAACAAGGGTTAGGTTTATTTGATGTACAATATTCAGTAAAAGAAATCCCCGAGGGTGAAGAACTAGCTGAGGAAGAATGAAAGAGAATGAAATTAGGATAAAGAAGTTTACTGTTCCTATAGAAGGCAGTATAACTCTTATTGGTGTTGATTTTCTAGATGCAATGAAGAGCGTCGATGAAAGATTATCTTTGGCACCAAAGAACTTAAACTTGAGACCAAAAATGGGACAAGTAGAAGTTCGACCGTTTCACGATGAAGAAGAGTAAATAGCAGCTAGCTATTCAATTTAATATAAGGGGGTTCGTATGTCTGAAATTTCAGAAATACAAGCTAAACTATACAGCCAATGTGCAAAATGTAGTAGACCTATGCAACCAAATAACGAGGGTGGATTAGACCTCGAAGTTTCTGGTGGCTATGGTGATTATATTGACTCATACGATGGGACAACTACATTTAGATTGTGTCATAAGCACGCTCATAAATTTGCCAACTGGTTAGGCAACTCAGATGCACTTACTATGTACTGGGGTCATAGCCACGCAGGTTATGAGCCGGGTTTTTGGTTCGGTCATCCAAGCTGGGAACAGCGTACTTGGTTATCGTACATAACTATATTCTTTCATAGTTGGTATAAACTAGGCTGGAAAAAAGCTAAATATTATTTAGTAGAACAATTTCGTTCTCACATAAACTGGTCTAGGGTCAACATTAACGACCATAGTACACCAGTTAAGTGGGGGAAATTCTTCTTCCGTCTATTCTTTTTAGAAAACCATAGTAAAGGTTTCTTTGTTGGACTTAAGCGTAAGTTCCAAAGCAAACTTTACAATTTTTCTAAAAATTATTACCGTAGCCAGACTTCGTTATATAGCGAAATTTGGTATAAAGCTTTAAACGATGGCTTTTCTGAATCAGAAACAGCTTATCTTAAAGACTTAGGTCTTGCTTTAGCAAAAGCAGAAGAGGAGTAATCCTTGAACAAAACCCCTCGAAAGAGGGGTTTAGTTTTTTTCTATAATTAGTAGTAAAATAGAGGAGACTCTAGTTACCCAGAATATCCGTAAATAAGTATAGTAGACTAGAGGAATAATGGGTAATAGAGACATTCTTGAAGACACACCAGTAAAGAAGAAAAAGTATCTTGACATAAAATTTCCACCTCTTCACGAAGCACAACAAGAAGTAAGAGACAGTGAAGCACGTTGGAAAATATTATGTGCTGGTCGTCGTTTTGGTAAATCAAGGCTTGGAGTGCAATTATGCATGGAAAAAGCATTAGCAGGTGGTAGAGTTTGGTGGGTTGCACCTACATTCGCAATAGCTAGAGTTGGTTGGCGTGATGTTGTAGCAGCAGCAGGTGTTTTTCCTAAAGATTCTGGTGTAGATGTAAAAGTCGGTGATATGACTGTACATTTTCCCGGTGGTGGTTCTATTGCTGTTAAATCTGCTGATAATCCACAAAGATTAAGAGGTGAAGGTTTGCATTATCTTGTTATGGATGAGGCTGCTTTCGTAAGAGAAGAAACTTGGACAGAAGTACTTCGTCCTACTCTTACAGAAAATAAAGGTTCTGCATTATTTATCAGTACTCCTATAGGAATGGACAATTGGTTTTATAAATTATGGGAAAAAGCAGAGACAGCAGAAGATTGGGCTAGATTCCAATACCCAACTATTTCTAATCCAATGATTGACCCAGCAGAAGTAGAGTCAGCAAGAGAAGATTTAGGTGAATTAGTTTTTGCTCAAGAGTATTTAGCTGATTTTATATCTGAAGGTGCTCAAGTATTCAAAACTGAATGGTTTAATTATTATAAAGAAGGGGTAGGAACGGTATGGGCAGATGGCAAAAAATATGATATAGACAAAGACTTAGTCAAATTTGCTACTGTTGACTTAGCTGTTTCCACAAAAGAATCTGCTGACTACACCGTTATCGGTGTATTTGGTCACAACATTGAAGATGATAAACTATTTCTCTTAGACATGTTTCGTGACAGAGTAGAAGCACCAGATATTGTTCCTCAAATAAAAAGAATGGTAGGAATACACAATCTTGAATGGGTAGGAATTGAAAGAGCTGGTTATCAGTTAGCAATAGTTCAGTTTGCTAGAAGAGAAGGTCTCAGAATCAAAGAATTAAGGGCTGACAAAGACAAGCGTTCACGAGCACTACCTTTGTCTGCTAAGATGGAGAGAGGACAAGTATACTTTCCAAAAGATAAAGACTGGATTCTTGCAGTAGAGCGAGAGTTACTAACTTTTCCAGTTGGGGAGCACGACGATACAGTTGATGTATTGGCGTACGCTTGTTTACAAAGTGCAACTAAGAGAAAATGGGAAGCTTATTAAATGGCTGAAGAAAAAAGTTTTTTTAAGCGAGCAGCAGAATACTTGCAAGCTCCACCACAAAGATTAACCCTCAAAAGAGGACCACTTGACAAATATGAACAAGTTCAAGGTTCAGTTTGGGGATATAATACCCAATCTGGTTATTTTCCACAAAAACTAATTGATGAACTAGGTGATGGACTCGGTAATTCAGCTGTAGTCGCATGTCTTAATGTATTGGCAACTTCTTTTGCTGAGCCAATGCTTAAAGTTTATAAAAAAACAGACCAAGGTAAAGCAGAAATTGTAAATCATCCATTAGAAGTTTTAATGCAAAGACCAAATGAATTTATCTCTGGTAACATTCTTTCTCACTATATAGTTACTTCATTATCTGCACACGGTGATGCTTTCTTACTGAAAGTCAAAGACGGTCAAGGTAATGTTGTTCAGCTTGTCCCATTAATGCCTTCTTATGTAAAAGTAAGAGGTAACGAAAGAGAATTAATTACTCACTATGAATACCACGCTGTTCAAAAAAGTAATCAACTCAATGCAGACTATATAGAAATACCAAGAGAAAATATGGTTCACGTACGTCAAGGTATGGACCCAGACGACCATCGTAGAGGTTTTGCACCACTACGTTCAGTTATGAGAGAACTAGCTGGTGATGAAGCAGCTGGACAATTTTCCGTAGCTTTGTTGCACAATATGGCTGTTCCGGGAGTTATCTTAAGTCCTAAAGACGACACAATGGGTGGACCAAGTAGAGAAGAAGCTGAAGCAATTGCTCAGTCTTTCAAATCAAAATTCGCTGGTGCCAATAGAGGTTCACCAATGATTATGACTGGCTCTATGGATGTAGATGTAGTTTCATTTACACCAGAACAAATGAATTTAAAAACATTGAGAAGATTGCCAGAAGAGAGAGTTTCTTCTGTACTTGGAGTCCCAGCAATTCTTGCAGGGCTTGGTGCTGGTTTGGACGCAGCAACTTACAACAATACGAAAGAATTAAGAGAGTTCTTTACAGAACAAAAAATGATTCCTATGTGGAGTGCAGTTGCTCAAGAAATTTCACACCAGTTATTACATGATAATTTTGAAAAAGAAAACTATGAATATTTTTGTGCTTATGACTTAGACCAAGTTAGAGCACTAGCAAGCGATAAAAAAGACCAAGTATTAACAATGAACTCTGGTGTACAGGGTGGCTTTGTTACTGTTGGTGAAGCTAGAAGAGCTTTGGGACTTGACACTGACGATAGTCACGATGTATACCTTAGACCATTAAATATGATTGCAGTGGCAGAAGGTGATACAGGGATTATGAACTCAACAAATGAGGAGCCCGTCCCTTCTGCAATTGCACAAGAAGAAGAAGAGGATGAAAAAGCTACTTTAAATACATCTAGATTTCAACCAGAAGTTCGTAGAACTAAAAGAACTATTGGTAAAAGAAAACCTACAAAGAAAACAGTAACTATTGATTTACATATGGAATTTGCTTCAGCAGAATCTGAGTTTGTTCCGATTGAATTGAAAGCTGCTCCGATATCAGCTAAGGTTAAAAAAGTATTACAAAAGAAAGTAGAAGACCACAATGCAAAGAATCCAAAATATAGAGCAAGTTATGGAATGTTGGCAGCTGTCTTCAGACGAGGTGTTGGTGCCTATAGAACTAACCCAGCTTCAGTGCGAGGTAATGTTTCTTCAGCAACCCAATGGGGAATAGCCAGAGTTAACGCCTTTTTGAAAGGATTAAAAGGTAAATTTCCAAGAACAGCTTTTGACCAAGACTTACTTCCTAGTGGACATCCATTAAGTTCAAAAAAATCAGCTAAAGCAGCTTCAGTTAAAGTCGGAGATGCAGTTAGTTGGTCAATCAATAAAGACCCAGACCCACCTTCAACTGTTCATGGAATAGTTACTTCTGTAAAAGAAGAAGAAGCAACAATGGTAGTTTGGGCAATTATGGAAGATGGCTCTCATAAAAAAACTGACAGAAGTGTCACTCAACCAATTTCTAAATTAAAAAAAATTAAAGATTGGCGTAAAGAGTCTAAAGCTCCAAAAGATATAACAAATTTTCCTAGCTCTGGAGATAATCAAAAAATTAGTTTGAGTAATTCAAACTTTAAACAATTTCCAGATAAAGCATATGTAGACAACTTAAAAAAGAATTACCCAAAAATATGGAGAAGAGCTGGTACCGGTGGTAACCCTCCTACTTCATTTACAGGTAATGATGCCTACAGAAACTGGACAAAGTACAAAGCAGGAGATAGAAGTGCTTCAGTACTTAGCTGGGTAAAAAGACGAGAACGTTTTATGTCTCGTCATCAAGGAAACACTCGTTTGAATGGAATTATTGCTGTCATGAAATGGGGTGGCGTAACGAAATCTGGCGTATCTGCAATGAAGAAAATTGTCAATGAACAGAAAAAAAAGGAAGATGAACGACGTAAGAAGGCTATTAACCTAATTACCGGGAACACTGACGATTTGACAGATTAGAATAGTATATGATATATGAAAGGTATATATTAAAGCGAGTGAGATATGGAAAATAATAAATTTAACAAATCAATAGAATTTAAAACTACTGATGATGAAAAAGGAAGTGTAGAAGCTGTATTTTCAGTTTTCAACAATGTCGACACAGACGGCGATGTTGTTCTTCCGGGTTCAATAAAGTCTGGATTCAAGGATAACCAAGTCCCAATGGTGTTTGCACACAAGTGGGACCAGCCAATTGGAAAAGGTGTCATAACTTCAGATGACAGTAAAGCTACATTCACAGGAAGTTTCTTTATGGAAACTGAGGCTGGTAGGGAAGCTTATAATCTAGCAAAAGAAATGGGCGACCTACAAGAATGGTCTTTCGGTTTCCGTATAAACGACTATGAATCCGGTAAGTTTCAAAAAGATGGCATGGAAGAAGAAATAGATGTTCGTTTCTTAAAAGATTTAGAAGTCTTCGAAGTTAGCCCAGTACTCGTCGGTGCTAACAGAGAGACTTATACACTCGCAATTAAGTCTGGTGAAGAAGCTGTTTATGAAGCAACTAATATTGAAGAAAAAACAGAAGTAGCTCCAGAAGTATTTTCTACTCAAGAAGAAGCCGAAGCTAGAGCTAAAGAGCTTGGATGCGAAGGCTCACATTCACACGATTCTGATGGAACAACAGTATATATGCCTTGCAAGACTCACGAAGAGTTTGAACAGGCTGTTACTGCTGATAATGAGAAGTCTACTGACCCAGAAGAGCAAAGCTCTTGTGGTTGTGGCAGTGAATGCTGTGGTAGTAAGAAAGCACACGGAGATTGCTCATATAGCGATGACGGTAAATGTGCTAAAGAAATGGAAAAAGGTTTAGAGATTTCAGATGACGATTCCAGCATGACAGGAAAACGTTTTTCTGACGAGGTTAAAGATGTGCTTGCAGCATTAGAGAGCCTCATTGTAAGAGCGAAAGCAATTTCAGTCTTACGTGAAAAAGATGGAAGAGTAATATCGGAGAATGCTAGTTCTGCTCTTAGAGCAGTTCAAGAGGACTTAAATGACGCTTGGACAGAAATAGATTCTATCTTAGATGAAGTTTCTGATACTGATGAAACTCCTACAGAGGAAGAAGCTCCAGTTGATGAAGCTCCTGTTGAAGAAATTCAAGAGGATGCAGAAGTTGCTGAAGCAGAAGCTGAAGTAGAAGTTATTGAAGTTGAAGAAACTGTTGAAGATGATTCTAATTCTGAGACCGAAGAGTCTGAAGTTGAAGTTGAAACAGAAGCTCCTTCTTTAGAAGAAGTTGATGATGAGATTGACGCTTTATTCGCAGAGGGACAAGCATTAATTGCAGATTCACTTGAAATAGAACTAGACGACGAAGTATAAGTAATAATTTATTTTGGAGAATAAAATATAATGGCAAATTATAAAGAAGAAATTTCCAAGGTAAGGGCTGAGTTAAAAGAGGCTTTTGATTCTGCAACTGAAGGTAAATATACCCCAGAAGCAAAAGAAAAAATCAAAGGTCTTAACACTGAGCTTGCTGGTCTTATTGACGCAGAAAACTTAGAGCGTACCAAAGCTAAAAATGAAAAAGCTATGGAGCAAGAAGTTTATGCATCAGAAGAGCCACAAGCTGGTCCATCTACTGTAGGTGAAGCATTCGTTAATTCTGATGCTTATAAAGGCTACAAAGAAGATGGAGTCAAAGGTGTAGACTCAACAGTAAAGTTCTCACCAGCATATGGTGAAAAAGCAACATTAGGTGCTGGACTTACTGCATCCTTCCCACCGGAAGTATTAAGACAACCGGGAATCTTAGAGTCAGCTCTTAGAGACCCAGACGCTGTCATTGGTCTTTTCGACCAGATTGAAACAAACCAAAATTCATTTGCATATATGGAAGAAACAACTTTCACAAATGCTGCTGCCGAGCAATCAGAAGAAGCTACTACAGCTGAAGCTGAGCTTGACTTCACAGAGCAAACTGCACCAATCCGTAAGGTCGGTGTTTTCTTGCCTGTAACAGAAGAATTGTTAGCAGATGTAAATGGAATTCAAGGTTATGTCAACTCAAGACTAGGAACAATGATGAAACTACGTTTGGACAACCAACTCCTTTCCGGAGACGGTTCTGCTCCAAACATGGAAGGTGTATTAACAAAATCTGGAATCAATACATTTGACTACGCTTTACCATACGCTGGTGAACTAGGAAAAATTGGTCAAATCTACCAAGCAATCACTGAAATCAGAAAAGATGCTTTCGTAGAACCAGATGCAATAATTATGCATCCATCAGACTGGTACGACATCGTAACTTCAGTCACAGAAGTAGACACAAGTGGTTCTAAGAACCCATTATTTGTGGTTGCTGGTGGCTTTGGTACTGATGCTGCTCCAAGAATTTGGGGTCTTCCAGTCGTAGCCTCCACTGCAATATCAGCAGGTACCGTACTTGTTGGTAAATTCGGTGGTGGTGAAGCAGCTCACGTTGTGATGAGAAGTGGTCTCGACCTAGCTGTCTCAGACTCACATAGCGACTTTTTCCTTAAAGGAAAACTAGCTATTAGAGCTACAATGAGAGTCGGTCTTGCTGTTTACAGACAAGAAGCTTTCTGTAAGATTACAAACATGTAATTAGTTCAATATTATCTGGGGTAGTAACCCTGCCCCAGATAGAACTATTAAATTTTTTTTATTAAGGAACAAAAATGGAATATATAAAAGTAGAAAATGATATTTGGAAATTAGCAGACGGAAGTCTCTATGAAGGAGATGTTTCCGGTGTTAGTGGTCAAGCTTCAAAGATTGCTAAAAAAGGTCATGAATACAATTCAGATTACCTAGCAAAGCATGGTTGGGGCGTTAAAAAAGCAGCTCCTAAAGAAGAAGCTCCTAAGAAAAAATCAACCAAAAAATCAATCGAAAATAAAGCCGTTAAGCCAGAAGACGTAGAAGACAAGTAAGGTTTAGCCAATGGCACTCTCTTCTGTTTCAGACGTTAAAAAGGCTATTGGTATAGACGTTTCAGCAAGTGATGAGACAAACATCACTGATATTTTTATACCGGCAGCAGACGCAGCAATTAAAAATTTTGTTGGTTATGAGCTCGAATATAATGGAGCTATAGTTGACACATTTGATGGGGCTAATCAAGAAGAACTATTTACTTCAGTAGCACCAATAATTTCAATTACTTCACTATATGAAGACTCAGTTCTCTATACAGAAGGTAATGAAGAACATTATGTTGCTTATAAACAAACAGGAAAAATCAAAAGAACAAATAACAAAAGATGGTCAGATATTAGATTACAAAATGTTGTACTTACTTATGCAGCTGGTTACTCAGATTCAGAAGTAACAGCAGAAAACATACCATCAGACTTAAAATTTATTAGTGCTAGAGCAGCTGGAAGGTTATTTACAGCTTCAGCAGCACTCTCATCTCAACAATCAACTGGTGAAGTTTCAACTCATAACGCTGATAATTCAACAGATTCACAGTTTCAGTTAGTAACAGAAGAATCTATCGGTGATTATAAAGCAAAATATGAGTCAGTTGTAGATTTAATGAACCAAGAAATACTTAATACTCAAGATAAATCAGTATTAACTAAATATAAGAGACAATACTTCACATCTGCATCAATTTTAGACTAGACTGTAGTCATGGAAGATAAAGATATTAAATTTAACAAGGCTCAAAGACAAGCATTTTTAAGAGCAGTTGACCTAGACCAGTTTATGGAAGCTGTTTTAGAGCAAATGAACTCATTGAGAATGCAAAAAGTTAATTTAGTTCAAGATATGGACGATATAGTAAACGATTACTTAAGCATTTGTAAAAAATACCCAATTAAGTAAATAAAAAAGTCTGGGAGGGCTATGAAAATTCGAGGAATTGAATTTAGAACAGATATTGAGGGGTTAGAAAAGACACATCCACCTCAATCATCAAACTTTTATATGCCAAAATGGTTCAAAACAATGCCATCTATAATAGAACAGCAACCAGAACCTAAACCACCTAATTATTTTGGAAAAATAGGAGAAACTGCAAAACAATTCTATTCATTTACTGTAAAAAAATGTCCTGCCATTGTAGATTTCTTAACTCAAGGATATGTAATACCTTTTTGGTGCGATATGCTTATACAAAGAGACCATATGATGCTTGAGTGGGACAATAAAGGTTTCCCATCTAAACTAGAATTTCACGATGGACAACAAGTAACACATTGGAAGTTTAAATCTACAGATTTTAAGACACCAGTTAAGTTTGAAAACCCTTGGCGTATATATACACCTAAAGGATATTCTGTAGCATTCTTTCAACCGGAATATCAGTTTGAAACAAGGTTTTCTGTATTACCGGGTGTAGTAGAAACTGATAATTATCATCAAGTACACTTCCCAGCAATCATTCACGACACACAAGATTTTGTAATTAAAGCTGGAACACCTTTCATGCAAGTTTTTCCTTTCAAAAGAAAACAACTTGATTTAGTTGTGGGTCAAATGACACAAGCTATGAAAGATGAAGAATTAGAAAATAATGTATTTTTGAAGCAATACTTTAAAGAATCATATAGAAAGCTGTTAAAATGGAGAGGCAATGGCAAGATATGATTATAAATGTTCAAAGTGTGAATATGTGTTCGAGGTAACGCACTCAATACACGACGAACCAAAGGTGAAATGTGAAAAATGTAAAGCAATTTCTACTAGACAAATTAGCAATAAAGTATATCTTTACGGAACTGTTGGTATTGATTGGAATACTAACCCTAATGGTGCTTCTGAATCGATGAAGAAAAAAGCTAGTAAAGCTGCCAAAAGAAAACAACAGTTTTAAACAGAATAAGTTTTATAACCTAAAGTCAATTCCTCATCCGGCATAATATCTTTTGTCGTAATTAAATAAATATTTGGTCCTATGTCTATAAGTTCGCAGTTAGGGTCTTCACTATGATTCACAAAACCACCAAGTGGTGTTCTTATCATTCCGTGTTGGTGTTCAATATTTTTTACGTGACTTAAACCTAAATTTTTACCTTTGTCTATTATTTGAGTGCTAAATAATCCAAGACCGTGTATTTCAGATTCACGGATAGTTAGATTTGACGGTAAAGGATAATATTTATCTTCTTCCATCTTCTCTAGCCTCTAAACTTTTTAACAATTCATCGCTGAGTTTCCAATCAGAATTTGCTACTTCTAATCTTCTAAGTCTAAATTCTTTATAAAATCTTTTAAAACCCTTCATCTCTCCACTTCTTTTCAAATTTCTTTACATCACCCCAACAAAACTTACTAGAATTCCAATCTCTCCATCTAGTTTTACTGTAGGTATCTTCAGCTAGTTTACTAGCCATCCATATATTGTAATAAGGATTAAATTGAATAGTTTCATATTTGAACCCTTCTCTTACATAAAATTCTTGTTCTGGCAAAAATTCTAAAGGTATTCCAGAATATGTTAGTATCTTAGAATCAAATTCTGGAGCGTCAAACTTTTCTGCAATCCAGTTCCAAGTTGAAGGTATAAATTGCATGACACCCGAATCATCAGCAGATTTACGGTAAGCTGAAGATTTACCTCTAGATTCACACCAACCTATACGCATTGCTGTATATAAATTCTCTTCATCAAAATTTTCTACATAAATATGAACATATTCAATCATAGAACTTGGTATGACTTCAGTACATTCTCTATAATCGTCTAGGATTTCTGGGGTCATTGTAGAAGGCATCAAAGACGCCATAAATATCATACATTCAACTATCATATACTTTTTTCTTTCTCATACTATTATTATAACATAATATGGGAAATTTACAAGTTATATTTTTAAAGCTTCTTGTATAACTTCTTGTTCAGAATTGCCTGTTACACCGGTGATAAATTCGTTAACAAATCTACCATATTTGTCTTGTACTTGCTTGTATACTTGACCCTCGTAAGAGTTTGTATACTTATTCCAAGCTACAAATAGTGTATTTTCACCGATTTTAAGCAGTTTTTGATGCTCATCACTGGCAATAATTTCTGGTTTAAATGCTTCTAACACAAAAACCTCCTTGTACTATACCCTTTAATTATACCATATTGTACTCAAATGCAAGGAAAAAAAAGAAAATGTGTAAAAATCTTGCTAAAAAAACGTTTATGTGATAAAATGGAGTATGGAAGATAATAATATAACTAAACCTACGATAGAGCAAGCAGAGTTCCTATTTAAGAAATTTCCTAACAAGAAACTTCGTGATTGGGCTGATGAATGGGGTATGTCACATGAAAATGTACGCCTTATGAAGAAAAAACTTGGCTTGCCTACAAGAACTACGCCTATAAACAATATGGTGGCTGATGAAATAATAGCATTTATTAGAGATGGAAAGGGAACAATAAACACTGCTAGAACATACGCCAATTACCCATTTGGAAAAGGAAAGTTTCTATATTGGTTGGATGAAAATCCTCAATATAAAGATATTCTAAAAGAAGCTGAAGCAATTGCTGAAGAGAAGAAAAAGAATCCTACTCATAAGCGATGCATAGTTACTGGAGAATGGTTACCAGTATCAGAATTCTACAAAGACAAAGGAACGGTTGACGGATACTCAAGAAGAAGTAAAAAAGCTGTTCAGTCTATGGTAAGAGAATATTACTACAACAGAAATGTAACAGAACCTGTAGTAGAAAAGAAGCAATGTTCTGCACTTCCAGAACTTGGTGAATTACCTGCACACTACTTTCATAGAAATAGAAGGTTAACATCTGGATTGCAACAATATTCAATAGCGTTTCAGACAGCTTATTCTGCTAATTTAAATTCAGCAGACCCAGAAGTAAGAAAGAACGCACACGGATTAGCTAAGAAAAAAGCATTAAAATATTTTGCTGAATTAGGGTACACACCTAAAAGTTAATCTGTTATTATTGATGTACGTCAACTTTTTGTTGACGGGCATACTATACTCAAAAGCCCCTTCTTCGTGAGGGGGTTTTTTGTTGGTATAATTATAATTATGCCAAAGATACCAACTTCAGTACTAAATGAATCAATTACGATTCAAACATTAAGTGGTTCCTCCGTAGATGATAGAGGTCTTTCTACTGCTACATTTTCAGACTCAGCAACTTCAGTTCAATGTAGAATTGAACACACGAGAGGTTCAGAATTAACAACAGACGGTAGAACAGAAGAAAACGATATCTTCATTGTGACAATGGGACCAGACGAATCAATAACTCCTCAAGACAGAATTCAGTGGCAAAATAATTATTATGATGTAAAAGTCGTTAAAAATATAAAAGACCGTTTTGGTAATGTTTTCTATAAAGAAGTAGAAATGACAGCAGGCTACTAATGGCACAAAGATTAAGACTTAATAGGTCATTAAGAACGCTTAAAAAAATTGATTCTAAATCAAAGCGTTATCAGTTTGGTAAGATTTCTAGTTTTCAAGATTTAAGAAGTTTCTTTTACGAATATTCTCTCTTTATTGGTGATATTCAAGCATTGCCGGGTATGCCTCAACTTGGTGCTTTAGGAAATGCAAGACATTATATGCTAAAAGGTGGTCGTATTATGGGTGACGTAAACGCTGCTATAGGTACATTCAATAAATTAAAAAGTGGAGACACCAATATTGAAGGAGCAGGAGAACGTATATTTAGAAGATTTGGTGGTAGAACAACAGGTAAACTTTTATTAATGGTTCCCGGAAACAACATGTTTTCTCGTGCAGCTCGTTCCGTAATAGGTGCTAACACTCAAAGAGCTTTTGACAGTTTTACTAAAAAACAATTTAGAAAAAATATTCCAGAAAAAGCAATAGTTCACGTCGAAGGAGGATTCAATGCTCAGTTAATAGCTAACCATATTGATGATGCTATAGCTATGGTAACAGAAGATGTTATAAGACAAGTGTACCCATTCGTTCCAGTAGTATCTGGAAAATTAAGAGGAACTTTAAGAGCAGATTTTGGAAGAGATAAAGCTAAAGGTGGAAGTATGCCATCTGGTGAAGTCATTATTGGTGATAGTACTACTCGTACATATCACGGAATGATAGAGTTTGGTTCTGGTAAAGGTTTCAACGTAGGTACAAAAGCTTTAGACAGATACTTCCCAGTACCAGAAGCAGTAAAAGTTTTGAAATCATCACCAAGAAATCGTCCTGCTGTTAACTCAAAACATGGTAAAGGTGCCATGATGCGTAGAGGTGCTAGAAACACAATTGAGAGATTTGCAAAGAGTCCATCAAATGTAAAAGTTAGTACTCTCAACCTCATAGCCGAAGCAAATAAATTAAGGAAATAATATGGTTCAGAATTTACCAGACGGAGAAATATTAGCTAGAACTTGGGCTTTAAGTAAAACAAGCATTACTGACTTAGTTCAACAAAAAATTGCAACAAGACTTCCTACTGGTTCAGATATGCCTTTTATTGTTATTCAAATGCTTGGTGGAAGTCCACTAGGTGGAGAGTCTTTAATATACCAAGCTCAACTTGTAGTAGATTTTTATGCAGGTAAATATGCAACTAACTCAACCAAAGGACAGCCAGATTATTCTTCTGCATTCTCTTTAGGTAACACTTTCATAAGAGAAGCTTTTGACCACGCACCTACAAAACTAACTAGTGTAGGTGGAGAGGTTGGAATGGTTCACGGTTTTGATTCAATATCTGGTCTTGGAAGAGTAGAGGAACCCGAGCTCGGTTTGGCACGCTATACTTGTGATATGGTAATGATTTATGGAGCGATATCGTGAAATATATAAAAGTTAATCCATATATAAGAGTTTTTGATTCCATTAGGGATGAAAAACTTGATGTAATTTTTGACAAAATGAACTGGGTCGAAGTAAAAGACTCTGATTGGAACAGGCTGAAAGAAGCTCAAACCAAACAGGGAGATTTACTACTACCTAATTTTGTTGAAAAGACAGATGGTATGGGTGAAATTAAAAACTTTACTGCTGCTGAAAAAGTAGAAGAGGAAGTTTTAGATGATGAGTGGTTCGACAATCCTGCTGACACAGAAGTAGAAGAGGAATAACGAAAAGTT